GTAAAGCCCCCTGCCACAGATTTGTTGAGCCCATCTATAATCTGAGGGGTGAGATCACCTGAAAATAAGGTACCTTTGAACATTTCTGGTAAATATCTGTCCAAAAGGATTTCATACTTATCTGGTATTGTAAAATGTGCAGGAATACTTGTTGTAGTTTGAGTATCTCCGCCTAGAGAAAAATAAAGATGAGCAGTCAAAGAACTACCACCCAAATTAGGAGTCCATGTCCAACAAATAAAATAGTCTCCCTCTCTCATCCCCAAAGGAGCCCATTCTAATTCAAATCTGCCATATTGAATGTTGCCATCTGCGTTCTCATTAATAGGTGTAAGACGGTTGTCCTCTGGATATGCAGTGCTTAAATAAGCAGGATTATCATCAGTTCCTATAAGTTCTATTAATTTAGCTTCTTTGTAATACACATAGTTAGAATTTTCATGAATATCAATCTTCTCTTGGATTCTTTCAAGAGCTTGTAAATTCTCTTCAGTGGGACTTGTACAAGCTGTTTCCTTGATAACCTCATATTCTGCTTCTAAATCAGAATCAGTAGTTGCATATTGTCCAAAATCAGTAGTTGTAAAAGTTCGCTCTAAATAATATATTTTAACATTGTTTACCTTATAGGTCTGGCCAATAGTGGAAAAACAGCCATCAGAACCAGGACATGAGATATCAAATATTATCTGGTCCGCAACTGTAGGGGATTCATCTATTCTTTTAATAGCCACTAGTTCTCCTATGTGTACATAAACGAAATTGTAATTTCATCCGGTCTTATAATTTCATAATATTTACTTGTAACGATACTTCCTGAATTATCAGCATCTGTGGTAACAAATGTTACTGTAAAATTATCTACTCGTTTAATATCAGATAAATCTCTGACTAAGTCAGTATCTCTGAGTGTTTGTTCATATTCCCAATTATTGATAGAAAAGAAAATGTTTATTCGATCTTCTACCATGGCTTTAACTTCATCCTGAAATTTTTTGTTAAATTTATCTAATGTTGCTTCAATTGTGACATCTACCAATAAAACTTGGCCATCCCGAATGCAAGTAAAATCAGTTAACATTTTCTTCTCATTCAATTCTTCCGTTAATTCAACTTTTAATCCACTAGAAGCGACCTCCAAGTCATCTGTACCATCTAAAGCCAATACATAAAGATCAATTATGTTTCCAGCACAACCATGATTTCTTAAAACAGCCGTTGATTTACCAATTTGACCATGATATGCAGTAGAAAATTGATCTGTTAATGTTTTATAGTCTTCTCCCGAAACTGCACGATTTTGCGTTCTAAGCCAGGCAGGCAGCTTTCTTCTAACATCCTCAATTGTGTCACCATCATATCCATATTGGCCCTTAGTATAATTAGAAAAACTAACTGCAACGGTGTAACTTACTCCCGATACAAAGGCTTGTTCTTGTATTTCAACGGCTCCAGTTACGATATTTCCTCTAACTCCACCACCTACTCTGTATCTAACTTTTATTATAGAACCTTGAGAAGGAATTAAGCCCGCTCTATTATTACCAAAGATTAAATAACCCCTATATTCTGAATCTTGCTCAAATCTGTATTCTTGTCTTGGTTGTGAATCAGTAAAATATTCAACTTGTTCCCAAACTGAACCATCTACTTCCACTTGAACAGAATCATAAATTACTGGAGAACTTGTAAGAGTTAAAGTTTGAGAAACTTCTCCCGTTCCAGTAAATTCTGCATTGTTTGTTTTTCCCTCTAAACCAACGATACTAGAATTTACTGTTTCTCCAGCGGGAATAACAATATCAGAATCAAAAAGAGGTTCGCCATCTGCATCGGAAGGAAACAATTCAATCGTGATTGGTTCATTATTAACAACTGTGGACACCATAACAGGTGTGTCAACAACTATATTGGTAGTTGTTGCCACATTAGTAATTGCTGACCATTTAGAAGTAGCCGCTATTGGAGGTTGCGGCGTAAAACCAACCAGTTTAGATATACGAAATGCATTGTCTATTTCCGTAACAGTATCAATAAATAATTCATTAACAATTTGATCCATTTTGAAGGATAAGGTGTCTGCTATATATGCCCAATTTTCGATAAGCATAATTGCTACACTAGATTCTACTAAATCATTAAATGTATTCGGCAAAACAGTTCCGTCCGGTCCAAATCTCTCCCGTATAAATTGTACCAATCTTGTTTTCATAGACCAAAAATCTTGATTAGTATAATTCAAACTTACAATATTAGGTGATTTAAGAACTCCAGATTGTGAATATGGAGCAACATCAACTGGACAATTTTCAGGCATTTATCCTCCCAAAGGTAATTCTAATTTTAATTCTTGTAATTCTCCGATATCTTGTGGATCAAAAAAGATAATTTTGATACCCAAAATATGTTCTTTCTCGTCTAATGTATCGTTTTCATCTAAATCATCTTCATTTACGTTAGAAGTCACTTCTATTTGTTGTACGGTAATTCTTGGTTCCCAACTTCTTATAGAAGTAATAATCATTTCTTTTGCTTCATCTACTGTCGTAGAATCATTAGGTTCAAAAAACAATTTTCTCAATGGTGTTCCATAATTATTCAACATCACCCTCTCACCAGGATTTGTCAACAATAACACTAATAAATCCGATTTTATTAAATCTAAACCTTCTTGGGAATAAAAAAATCCCAAAGCGTTTTTTTCCATCGGATATGGTGCTCCACGATAATTCATAACTAATCCTTTTGATAAAATGGCAACAATTGAAATATACTCAAACTTGGAGCATCTGGCGAACAAGAAGCATATACTCTATCACTAGCTTTAATTCCACCATCTGAACCCAACACACAAACTGGTGCCACACAAGGAGACATCCCGCCAGTAGAGGGCACAGGACAATCTTCCCCTGCCATAAGCATAATATGATTCTTAGCAAAAAATATGTGATTTTGTGCTACATTAAGGTAATTTCTTTCTGAGTTAATAAATGTATCTTGACTAACAATAGTCATTTTGTCGCTTGGATTTTTCTCTTTATCGCCCACTATGGTAACATGATCTTTATAGGTAATACACTGATATGTACCTGCTACTCTTAAAAGTACATATGAGTTTCCATCACATAATTCTTGAAATCTCATAATATGTGGCCCATAAGGATCATTGCATGTTTTGAGAGGACAATAAATCTGAATATATTGTTGTTGCGTTTCTTCCTGGCTGGCATCATCATGCATCTTAATCTCCAAGCCATAACCCGTCTTCATTCTAATAAAACCCTTCTTGGCCTTGCTTATTGGACGACTAGCATATTCTGATTGGTGAGAAGATTCTTCATCACCAGGAGCACCAATTTCTGCTCTCACTGGACTTTTTTGTTCATTGTCTTCATCCATCATCTCAATTCGATGGTTGCTAGTGCTCTGAAGTGTAATCCCTCTTTTTTCACCAGCAAAATCACCTACAGTATGGTCGTTCAAATCAATACAATTTCCACACGCAGTAAGCAATCTAATATAATTATCCTCTCCTCTGCTTTCTGGGGTATCCTCTTTATCACTCATCTCAAAACGATGACCAGTAAGTGAGATTATTTTGAGCTTACTTTCACAAAGATCAACAAAATCGAAAGGCGCATAACTCTTTTCCCATTCAGGAATTCCCTTTTGCTCGCCGCTTACTTTGTCATCCAAAATGATTGTGTGCCCTCCATACGATAATATCTGAACACCTGTATTATCAAGTGCTACTCTGTTACCTTGAGGTGTTCCAGGTCCATTACAAGGTCTAAGTTCATTTTTGTGCTTGAAATACTCGTCATCACACCAATCAGATGGGTGTTTAAAATCATCTTTGAAAAGCATATAATTGCCCAAACTGGACATTATTTCTACTCTTTTGTGTTTATAATCTTTCTCTTTATTACCATCTACAAATTTCCACATATGTTTTTGTGGAGTCTTTGCACCATAAATATTAGGCGGCATGGATTCGTTTGTTTTTGAAAACTCACGAAGGTCTTTTGGGTTTATATCCATATCTTCATAGTTACTAGTATTCCATTGTGGCAGGACTTGCGAACCATCATCGGGAGGTAACAAATATCCTTTTCTATGTCCCGAATAAATGTTCTCGTATTCTGGTATAGAATAATTCCATCTATATTGTCCATCTGGGCCTCGATTGCGATGCCAAGTTGTTCCTATGTAAAAAGCTGTGGATCTACATCCTCTTTCAAAAATAATACATAATGTAGAACCTGCTGGAGGTACCCACACTAAACCACAATCATCAAATCCACCCATTGCTGAAATAGGAAAAGCCCAATCTAGTTGTTCAACCCTAGTTTTTGGATCATTAAAAAAAGGTGAATAAAAACGTACTCTGCCTTGCATCCAAGGATCTTTTGTATCAATACATAAAGCTGTATACATTCCATAATAAGTTTCATCTTGTGGCATAAATTTCCATCGTTTCTTTATTTCAGATACCACAACTCTCTTATAATCAAATCCAAGTTCAGCAAATCTGTTTTCCAGTGCTTCAAGTCTTTGATCTGTATCGTCAAGTATTTCTCTAGCTGTTAATGAATTATTTTTAAACATTTATTCTCCAGAACATTGATCCTTAAGTTGATAGCCCTCACCACCAATTCTTGGGGTTTCAATATCAACCCATTTCGTGGCAAGTTGAACTTTTATAGTGGTTGTGTAATTGCCTTCTCTGATAGCGTGATTACATGCTAAAATCTGCCAATCTCTATTAGATAATATTTCGTTACATCCAGGAGCCGCCAGCCATTCACCACATTCGCCTGTTGGCCCAAATATGTGAAAAGGATTGATAACTATAATGGCAACTTTGTGACCCATTAGCCAAATAACATCGCTAAATTCCTTTGAGGGCAAACCACTAACTCTTAATTCAGCTACTATAGCCATTTCGCCAGAAAATTTTACATTTGCCGTAAAATTAACGTAATCAGCTTCTGAAACTTTTTCGAGCGTATTATTAAATCCATAATTCTGAACAGCATGATTTTGAATAGTAATGTATTGAGAAACACCAACATTACTATCCTTACCTTGTAGATTTTCGCACTTCCCACCATCTTTTTTAGGCAACTCGCTTTTTTTCGATGTCGATTTGGCATCAATACCAGTGCCAGTGGCACCTCCTTTATTAAAGCTATGCCCAAAAGCAGCCTGCCAATCTATTTTTGGTGTAAATTCCAACACATTGCTACAACGTCCACCACCAACAATAAATGTACCAACACCGCCCTTGTCACCTCCCACATAATCACATCCAGGACTAGGATCTTCCCAAAATATAATAGTGTTTTCTTTTGCTGTTGTATCGTTGGTAGCTATAATTCCTTTTCCAGTCCGAGTTGTATAACTTGATAACCATCGAAAAGCCACAGATAACTTATTTTGATTATCAGATTGCCAAGCACCCTTTGGTCCCCTATCTTTGCCAACATTGAAATCCCAGCCTTCTTTAGCCATTCCATCTTCCACTCGCATCCATCTTACTTTTGCTTGTGGATAACCGTCTTGAAATAATGCTTCGATAGCATCTTTCAATGGCAATTTACCATATTTATCATCACCATGTACCTTCATCCCTCGTCCTGTAGCGGCTCCTTGCATCGCATCTGCACCCACAATTTTCATTTTAATTGCTCCATCTGATACGCTAGTTTCTATCATAGTAAGTCTAAGAATTATAGGTTCCTCTGATGTCCAAAGATGTGTTTGACCATAACAATCATTTATAATCCAACCAAATTCACATATTATCGTGCTAGATTCCTTTTCAAGAGCGCATTTTACTAAACCATCAAAAAAACGAATAAAAGAGCCACCTTGTTCATCTATTATTTCGATGTTTGCACATGTGCCCGTAGATATTCCAATATCAAAACTTTTGACAACTGCATGATGACCATGTGCTGGGTCTGACTTATTTCCCACAGTGACATAGTTTCCATGACCATCTGCAAATGTTAATTTAACATATGGAGACATCGTTTCTGCCATATTTGAATATGGCCCTCCAGGTAACCAATGAGGACCATTTTGATAAGTGTTAATACAACCCGCTAAACAATTGTTTCCAACATTGAGAAGACGATGAAGGTTGAGATTATGTGCAGTCATTCTTCTCCTTTAATAAATATTTACAGGTAATCGAACAGTTAATCCCACTTTAAAATCAAAGACATCTTTGATCCCATTTATTTCCAAAATTTTCCACCATAAATCTGGCATTCCATAAGCATCAACAGAAACTTTATCTGGTCGATATTCATAACCCGTTGTAATTACGGTATATCTATCATTTTTATTTTCTGGTATCGAAGTCCGATTATAAGTAGTAAATGTTAATTTCTTTAAATCACCATAATAAATCAATTTACTATCCATATACCTGCTCAATGGGGCTGCATAACCATTTGATGGAATTAGTTTTGTGTATTCAATTCTGTTAGCCATTTTTTAATTTCCATATGCCATAATATGTTCTGCGCCTGGTAAATTTGAACTGTTATAGACAACTTCCCAAGCAGTTTCTATATCAATTTTATAAGGCAAATAAGTTCTTTCATCCCAAGCTACTTGAGTGTCAAATTTAACATTATATGATTTTAAAATACAACAAACTGGATCATTTCCCAGTAATTTGCCACATTTTATTTTACAAACCGCAGGTGGCACAAAAGGAGCACCAACCGATTTGTCGTCTCTCGGATATGTAGCGCTCTCAAATGCCCTCAAATGGTGTAAAATTAAATTAATATCCGATTCTACGACAACAAAAAAATGTAAACCCATCGAAATTGCACGATTGCCAGAATGAGAATATGTTTTTAAAGGAAACGATCTACCAATAACTGCTTCATCATTATATTCGGCACTGTGGGTATCAGTTATATCAGGCAAATTGTTCAATACTATTCTCCCAACATCTGGTATCCAAATCCAACAATTTTCAAGCGGTTTTAATTTCCCATTCGCAAGTGTTGCTTTCATAAAATCCTTATGTGTCAAAATTTTGTGTCGTCGCTAAACTAGCTACGTTATGTTGTTTAACTGGCCACGTCCCATACTCGGGCGATGTCCTACCAGGAGAATGCCCAGCCGTAGAAGCTCTATTTTCACCAACAGTTGATCCAACTTTGTGAGATGGCTTCCATGAATCAGCTAATTGTAAAATTCCCTTTTTAATCGATATTAATAAATCTACTTGCTCAAGACTAGCACTACTTATCTTGCCTAATTCGCCATTATCAGTACCACTCGTTGTTCTAAGTTCTCGTTGCGACCGTTCAGCCCTTTCTCTTTCCGTAACCATTGGCATTGGTTGTACTCCCCCTTTTCCTCCAATAGGACGTATACTAAGCATTTCTGGTCCTCTTTCGCCTACTAATACATCTGCACCTTTTGCCGCTGCACCTTTTACAATTCCTCTACCAGCAGCGATTATCGGACGCCAAGTTGTCTTGTGTAATCTAGCAAGTTCCGCATCTATGGTTTTTTTATCGCCGCTTCCTCCACTTACTCTAGCAATGTCAGCATTCAACTTTATAAGTTGTCCCTGAAAACTTACACTAGGATTTGCCTTATCCATTAACCTTTGAATTCGCATTTGTTCAACAGGATCACCAACAGCCGCTCTTTTTAATGAATCATATTTATTTATTATTTTCCGATGAACTTGTTCATATTCTGCTTTCATTTCCTGTTTGGCTTTATCATAAAGGCTCACAGTCCGTGTCGCTGCTCCTGCTGTTGCTGCTGCTGCCGTAACCGGGGTTCTCGTTAGTGCCAAAGCCTTTGCATCACTCGCTGCTAATGCAAGGCTTGGATCTGCTCCTTTTAATGCTTCTGCCTTTGCAGCAGATATATTAACTCCTTCCCAACCACCAATACCTGCGCCACCACCTGCGCCACCACCTGCACCGCCCATACCCATGCCGCCCATACCAACAGCCATGCCACCAGCACCACCAGCACCAC